ATTAAGAATACAAAATATGAAAGTGCATCGCCAACAACTGGGACAGTACCAACAGCAGCAAGTGCGGTAAGTGCACCACAATTTAATATAGCTGGTAATAGTCCAGAGAATCAACTAGCACAAACATTAGGTCAAGATCAACAACCTGTAAAAGCCTTTGTTGTCGCGGGTGATGTAACAACAGCACAAAGTATGGAAAGAGATAAAGTAGAGTTAAGTGGGATATAAAATAAAACATACATAATAAAATAAAGTAATTTAAATATGCAAGAAATAGAATTATTTATCAGAAACGAAAAAGAAGATGGGGTTTTTGCAGTATCATTAGTTGAGAACCCAGCGATCGAAGAAAATTGGGTGGCATTAAGTCAACAAGAAATAAAGTTAAAAGTTGCTAATGAAGATAGAAGAGTAGTGGTTGGCATTGCCTTAATCCCTGAAAAAAGAATTTATCGCAAGCTGAAGGACAAAGAATTTAACATTTATTTTAGTAAAGAAACTATTGCAAAAGCACAAGAGTTATATATGCGAAACTTAAACGCAAATAACGTAACTAGTGAGCATGAAAAGCCTGTAAAAAATGCGACAGTTATAGAGTCCTGGATCGTAGAATCAGAGGCTAATGATAAGAGCAATTTATATAAATTAAATGCTCCTTTAGGTAGTTGGGTAATTATGATGAAAATAAATAATTCACAAGAATGGGAGTTAATTAAAAAGGGGGAGTATAATGGTTTCTCCATAGAGGGGATGTTTCAAGGATTTGAAAATTTAGAAGCAAGTACACAATTATCTGAAGATGAATTAATGGTTGAAAAAATTAAGGATATAATTAAAAACACGACAAAGTAAGTTTATAATAGTTATATAATTATATAGTTAAATAATTTAAAAATGAGATAAAATGAGCAAAGCAGGTGATACATTAAACGCAATTAAAACAGCTTTAGGAATGGAAGTTGAAGTTAAGTTAGCGACAATGAAACTAAATGACGGAATAACTGTTTTAGAGGCAGACGCTTTTGAATCAGGTAATGCTGTTATGATTGTAACAGAAGATGAACAAAAAATCGCTTTACCGATCGGCGAGTATATTCTTGAGGACGAAAGATTATTAATAGTAAAAGAAGAAGGTATTATTGATAGCATTGTTAAAAAAGAGGAGGAAGTAAAAGAAGAGGTAAAAGAAGAGGTAAAAGAAGAAGCTCCAGCCGTAGAAGAAGAAGTTGCAGCATCAAACAAACCTACAGAAACTATAGCAACTCCAAAAAAGATTGTTGAAGCTATTTCAAAAGAATCTTATTTTTCAAGTGAAGATATGGATGCTATCGGAAAATTAATTGATTCTAAGCTTGCTGAGTTTAAATCAAATTTAACACTATCAACAGATGTACAAAACGAAGAAAAAGAAAAAGAAGAAAAAGAAGTAGAGCTAACATCAGAAGATTTAGCGGCTGCAAAACCAATTACTCATAACCCTGAAAATACATCAACAGGTATTAAAGTTAAATACGCACAAAACAGAGCGAAGTCTACTTTAGATCGAGTAATGGAAAGAATAAGTAATTCATAATTTTAATTTATAAAAAAGTAAAAAAATGGCGACAGGAAATCCAGCTTTAACTAGCACTTATAATGGGGAATTCGCGGGGAAATACATATCCGCAGCTTTATTGAGTGCATCAACATTAGACAAAGGTCTAATTACAATTATGCCTAACGTAAAACACAAAGCAGTTTTACAAGTAGGTTCAT